ACGAGCCTTATTTTAGCGGGCATTTCCCCGATTTTCCTATTATGCCAGGAGTACTTATACTAGAGGGGATGTTTCAATCTGGAGGGCTGCTATTTGGTTGTGCTGGTTTAGCTAAAGGACAATTAGCTTATGTAACTACAATAGATAAGGTTAAATTCATTAAACCTGCACTTCCTGGGGATCAAATAAAATTTGATATAAACATTACTACTAACTTATCTAAATATGCTAAATTTTCTGGTAAAGCATATGTCGATGATACATTAATAGCTCAAGGTATATGGACATCCTTAATAATAAATAACACAAAGGAGTAGTATGAAAAAAGAAGGAATACGTATAGCGGTCCCCATGATTTTCTATTGGCTAGTTTTTGTGCTATGTATAAATTCAATAGCATTAATACTTAATAATTATTTAATGTTTGCGTTGCTAGGATGGACAGGGCCAGAATAGATATGACTATAGTTAAAAAAACAGTAGATGAATGGCTTAATGATATCGACTATGATGACGACCCCACTTACGCGCCCAGTGAGTTTGCCCTGGAATTTATTTCGTTTGTTAAGTTAGTTAATGGTGAGAAAGGAGAAGAAAACAAGACTCCTGTAATTCACTACCAAATGCTGGATAAAATAGCAGGCAAGAATCAGAACACCGCCAATATGTGTGCGCGGGGACTGGCTAAAACGACTATCTTCGCTGAATACCTGTTTTTATATTTGGCTGTGTATGGATCAATTCCAGGGTTTGGAACAGTAGACTACGCCTTATATCTTTCAGATAGTATTGAGAACGGCGTAAAGAAAATGAGGCTTCGTATAGAAAGACGCTGTGATAATAGTGAATTTTTAAAAAAATACATCAAAGAAACTAGATTCACTGATATTAGATGGTATTTTAAAAATGCTGAAGGTAAGGAATTTGTTGTTACTGGGCATGGTGCAAAGACCGGCGTTCGTGGTACAGTTGAATTAAACACAAGACCGCACCTTGCAGTGCTGGACGATTTACTAGGAGATGAAGATGCTAGGTCTGCGACTATTATCGAAAATGTGGAAAATACCGTTTACTCGGCCATTGACTATGCATTACATCCTAATAAAAGGAAAGTTATTTGGTCTGGAACTCCGTTTAATGCTAAGGACCCTTTATACAAGGCAATTGAATCGGGCGTCTGGTACGTTAATGTGTACCCGGTTTGTGAGACATTTCCGTGCTCTCGTGAAGAGTTTAAAGGCGCTTGGGAGGATAGGTTTAGTTATGATTATGTAAATAATCAATATCTTAAAGCTAAAGGAGCCGGACAACTAGATTCATTCAACCAGGAGTTAATGTTACGGATTACTTCAGAAGAAGATAGGTTAATCCAGGACTCGGATCTGATTTGGTATAAACGTAGTAACGTATTGAAAAATAAGGGTGCTTATAATTTTTATGTTACTACTGATTTTGCAACCAGCGATAGGGAACATGCTGATTTTAGTGTAATTAACGTATGGGCATATAATAATAATGGTGATTGGCTTTGGGTAGATGGGTATTGTAAAAGGGCCCTAATGAATGACACCATTGATAACTTGTTTCGTTTAGTTCAGGAGTATACTCCTCAAGAAGTAGGAATTGAAACAACAGGACAACAAGGAGGTTTTATTAGTTGGATTCAAAATGAGATGGGTCAGCGTAATATTTATTTTACTTTGTCTACGGGGAAAAATAGTAATACAATAGGAATTAGACCTACTAAAGATAAGATGAGTAGGTTTCAGCAGAATGCTGTTCCCTTGTTTAAGTCTAAAAAGATTTGGTTACCTGAAGAATTAAAAGACAGTGAAGAACTTGTAGAGTTGCTTTTTGAAATATCTTTAGCTACTCTAAAGGGGTTTAAAAGTAAACACGATGATCAGATAGATACAATCAGTATGTTGGCAGAATTAAATGCATGGAAACCAAGTGAAGTGGGACCACAGGAAGAAGACAAGGACGAGTTAGAAAATTCAGTTATGTGGGGTGATGATGGCAGTACCAAGAAAGCAGGAGATAGTTCCTATTTTGTTTAATAATTTGTTTCAACTCAACCCAACTCGTCTTCTCAACGAGTTGGGCTCCTCCCGGGTAGGTAGGGGCCTTTAGGCCCCTACCTACCCGCCTTCTTAAAGGAATGATATGAAAGTTTCTGAATATATTGATTACTTAACTACCGGAGAGTGCAGCAAGCTTGCTATTTCTAGTGTTGGGGATATGTCTTCTAATCCGGATCCAGTTCCAAGTGCAGTACAAACAGTTAATCAAAATAAATTTATTAATTATGTGAATTTAGCTAATTTAGCTTTACATAAACGATTTCATTTACTGGTGAAAACGTATGAAATGGATAATCCATTTGATGGGGAAGAATACACTTTACCCGCTAATTTTCTTTCTCCTATCTATGCATATTATGCTTCAGATTTTGTACAAGTACCCATTAAAGATGATTCGGTTAAATTAGTACAAGATGTTGATCAACATGTATCTATTCTTATACCTGAACCGTTTAAAATAGTTATTAAAGGCACTGATGCAGAAACTCCTACACGTACTCAAATTCTTTTAAAATACGCAGCAGCACCTACAAAAGCTAAAACAACTTATGCAGATTTAAAAATTAATGAGGTGTACACAGAAGCATTGCTAAATTACTCCGCATATAAAGCACATGTTACTACTAGTGGTGGAATGCAGGATGAAAATAATACATATTACATGAGATATGAAGCTTCTTGTAAACAACTTATTAATTCTGGTATGTGGGGGAATAATGAAATTGAACTTAATACTAAACTAACCGATAACGGGTTCGTATAATTAATTTGACTTTTTAAAATATTACATTATTCTGCAATAGCAATACCGCATAGCCAATGCTGAGAACAACCTCCAACGGAGTTAAATATGGCTTACTACGAAGAAATAAATTTAGTCGCAGGTGACAGCAAACCCGAGATTAATTTCACATTAAAAGATTCTAACACCGCCGCCGCTGGTCTTACTCTAGACCCTGATGACTCAGCTACATGGGGCATCATCGATATTACCGATCCTACAGTTACAGTAAAATTTCGTGCCTTGGGTGGTTCAACTGTCCTAGATACGATGACGTGTATAAAAGTTGCTCCTACAGATGGAACATGCTATATGCCGTGGGGCAGTGATACGTTGGATGTTGCGGCTGGTACTTACGAAGGTGAAATTTCATTAACATATACTAGCGGAGGTATTTTAACTCTTTTTGATAGGCTTAAGTTTAAAGTACGGGATGATTTCTGATGTTAGGAAATTTTACGGTTGGTAATGCAGAAGCAGTAATAACGTACGTTAAGCCAGATACAACAGTAGATTATGTTGATCCGAGTATTGACATTTTCTTAGATTACGATAGTAAAAATAAGGAATTTCTTGGAGAGAACGGAGAGACTTTAACACTTAGTGAAGCTTTTTCAAGTACTACAGTTTATGTCAGAGAATTTACTGATAGTATAACACTTGTTGATGATCCGGATATTGGACAGATACATAAAGAGTATCCTGAGCATTCAGTTAGTATCGGAGATGAATTAGCAATACAATTTAATTTGTCGCTTACTGATTCTATCTCTAGTAGTGATGCAACTACCTGGACTATTGGCAAGAATTTTACAGAATCTATCAGTACGGGCGATACACCAAGTGTTGGAGATATACATCGTGTTAGCCCGACAGATGGTATAAGCGCCTCTGATGCAGTAACATTCTTGCATGATGGTATGCTTAATACTAACATGCTTAATACGCGTCTAATATCAGTAGGTAGCCTAGTAGTAGACGCAGATGATGTAGTAATAACGCATACAGAAGGATAATTTTATTAAACGGAGTTTATTATGAACACACAAGATGGAATTGCTCTTACAGGCAAATTAATAATTTCACTTAATGATGAAATTGTGCAAGAGGCTGATAATCTCGTTGTTACTGCTGGTAAAGCTTGGGTAGCTCAAAGAATGGAAGGTGTTACTCTTGGTGTTATGACCCATATGGGTATTGGTACTAGTAGTACTGCAGCAGCTGCGGGACAAACTGATCTGGTAGCAGTTACCGGCGCTAGACTCGCTTTGACTGATTCGGGCGGTATAGTAGCAGGTTCTGTTATTACATTTGCATGCACATATCCCGCAGGTGCCCATACAGCCGCAATAACAGAAGCAGGTATTTTTACTGCTAGTACATCAGGTACTATGTTAGCTCGAACTGTATTTACTGTTGTTAACAAAGGCGCACTTGATAGTATGACAATTAGTTGGGCAGTAACTATTTCCTAGGAGAATATTGTGGCAGTTAAATTTGCAAATAATGCTTATTCAACATTAAGTGCCGGTATATCAGATAGTGCTACAACCTTTGATGTAGCTAGTGTGTCTACGTTCCCTGATGTTAGTGGAGCTGATGATTATATGTATCTAAGTATAATTGGTTCTAGTTATGTTGAAATTATTAAAGTAACCGGTGTATCAGGTACTACACTTACATGCGTACGTGAGCAAGATGGTACAACAGGAACAGCTGCGGATTTAGGAGATCGTATTGAACTTCGAGTTACAACAGCTATGTTAACCGATCTAACTGGTGATGGCGAGCATGCCTCTAAAGGATTAGCCATAGCTATGAGCGTTGCCTTATGATTAGATTAATTTTTTATATAATTTTAATTATATTAGGTTGTTACTTAATATTGGAGATTGGAAATGGCACAGAATTTTAGGAGATTAATTAGTAGGAATATTGGCAGCGGTGGAGCTACTGTGCACACATTTACGACTGGCTATCACGCAATTGTTGGAATCAGATGTGCTAACACAAATGCAAGTGCTTCAACAAATCTTAGTGTTTATATTACTGACGGCGGAGTAGATTATTATCTAATTAAATCAGCTCCAATCGCATCAGGTAGTAGTTTAGAATTAATAGATGGAGGCGCTAAAATAATTGTTGAAGATGGAGATATATTAAAAGTAGTAAGCACAGCAAATTACGTTGATGCGTGGGTATCATATATTGATGCTATCAGTACATAAGGGGATTTAAATGGCGTATATAGGTAAACAACCAACTAAAGTACCTTTAACATCAGAAGATATAGTTGATGAATCTATTGAATCTGCTGATATCAAAGAAGGAACAATTGTAAATAGTGATATTAATGCAGCCGCAGGAATAGTAATTTCTAAATTAGCTGTTGATCCTACTAATGCAGATAATATTAGTTCAGGAACTTTACCAGATGCTAGACTGCCAGCTACATTACCGGCAAAATCAGGAGTTAACCTCACCGCTTTGAATGCTACAAATTTAGGTAGTGGTACTGTGCCTACAGTAAGATTAGGAACTGGCACAGCAGATGGTACTACATTTTTGAGAGGAGATGGTTCTTGGCAG